TCAGCGGTGATGGTGAAGCCATGCACCAGTTCCTCAAGAAGTTTGATTGGGCGAACTCTTTGGCGTTAGCGCACAACGCCCCGTTCGATGGAGCGATTTTGAAGTGGGTCTACGGACTCAGCCCCAAAGGTTGGCTTGATACTTTATCTATGGGTAGAGCCTTGCATGGTACGCAAGTAGGCGGAAGCTTAAAGGTGCTGGCAAGTTATTACAACATTGGCGAGAAGGGTACAGAAGTTGGTGACGCATTAGGTTTACGTCGTGCCGACTTCAGCCCCGAGCAGTTAGCAAGCTATGGTGAGTATTGCAAGAATGACGTAACCCTCACGTGGAATTTGTTTGGGCAGATGAGCAAAGGCTTTCCCGCAGTTGAGTTGCGCCTGATTGATTTGACTGTACGCATGTTCACCGAGCCAGTCTTGCAGTTAGATGCAAACAAACTTAGGATTCATTTGGATACAGAGCGAACCCGCAAGGAAGAGCTACTCGAAAACTTTGCAAGAGAAGACTTGATGAGCAACCCAAAGTTTGCGGCTACGTTGGTTGCGTTTGGTGTTGAGCCCCCAATGAAAGTCAGCCCCGCAACAGGTAAGCAGACTTATGCGTTCTCTAAAACAGACGAAGAGTTCAAGGCTTTACTCGAGCATGAGAACCCCGCAGTTCAATCTTTAGTGGCAGCGAGATTTGGTACTAAGTCTACGATAGAAGAAACAAGGACTGAGAGGTTTCTTGGTATTGCCAATCGTGGTGCTTTACCTATACCACTACGCTACTATGCCGCGCATACAGGGCGGTGGGGTGGTGATGACAAGTTGAACTTGCAGAACCTACCAAGGAACTCAATGCTCAAGGAGGCGATCATTGCCCCGAACGGCTACATGATGATTGATTCAGACTCATCACAAATTGAAGCCCGTACGCTCGCATGGCTTGCGGAACAGGACGACTTAGTTGACGCATTTGATCGGGGCGAAGATGTATACAAAATCATGGCATCTGCTATCTATGGCAAAGACGTCACGGAGATTACGAAGGACGAGAGATTCGTTGGTAAGACCACTATCCTTGGTTGTGGGTACGGTATGGGTGCGAAGAAGTTCCAAGCTCAACTCAAAAACTTTAATGTGGCGATTGACTTGGATGAAGCAACACGGATTATCGACACGTACCGCGCAACGTATCCGAAGATTACTGAGCTATGGAAGTCTGCGGCGTCAGCCCTCAAAGCTGTATTACAGAACCAACAGACTACGTTAGGCCGAGGCGGTGTCTTAAAGATAGATGGTAGCAGTGGCGTGCTACTACCAAATGGTTTGTACCTACGCTATCCCAACCTACGCATACTTCAGAACGACGAAGGTAAGTCTGAGCTGGTGTACGACACCAAGAAGGGCAAAGCAATTATCCCAACACGCATTTATGGTGGCAAGGTAATTGAGAATGTATGTCAAGCCTTAGCTCGCATCGTGATCGGTGAGCAGATGCTCTTGGTTGCAAAGAAGTACCGAGTCGTGATGACCGTACATGATGCCATCGCTTGTATTGTTCCGTACGAACAAGTTAAAACCGCTTTGGAGTACGTTGAGATGTGCATGCGCACCCGCCCGGATTGGGGCATGGAGTTACCACTAAACTGCGAAGCAGGATATGGGACAGATTATGGAGCATGCTAAAAAAGAGCCAAAAGTGCGGCTTGGTCAAGTTATTTCGTTTGCTATGTTGGCGGGATTACTTCCACACGACCAAGAAAATAAGTCGATTGATGAAATGGAAGTTCGCGGCGACTTTACCAGTCTGATGCAGTTTGCGGAACTAATATATCAAGACATAAAGGCTGACGAAGACTTTGAAGAGTTGTTAAAGAAAGGACTAGACGACCTATGACAGATGAAGAAAGAGAAATGGATTTGAACATTGCCGATTTGGAAGTTGAGAATCGGCTGATGAGAGCGCGTATAGATAGGTTGGAACGTGTTGAGTCTGCGGCTAAGGCCGTGGTGAATTCGTTTAGCAACAGCATTGATTACAACAGTTGGGATAAAGCACTTGATAGATTAGAAACCATATTAAAGGAAAAACCATGAAAGATAGCACCGAAATCCAAGCGTTCCCCGATGAAAGAAACTTTGGTATCAGCATACGCGATTATTTTGCGGCAAGAGCTTTGCAAAGTTTTCTAGCTGGGGATTACGATTTGTATCCACATGAAGCGGCACAAAAAGCGTACGCAATTGCGGACGAAATGATAAAAGCGAGAGAGGAATGACTTGGCCTTTCCCACCATTTCCAAACCCCAAGGACACGGGCAACCGAGTCCCTAAGTTCAACCCTGACAACCATGAGGACGCACCGCGATGAACAGAAAAGAGATTCTTGAAATTGCAAACGAAACCGGCATACAAGCAGAGCGTCAATACAACATCATAGATTTTGCTTCGCGTATAGCTGAAGCCGAACGCAAGGTGATGCAAGCCAAGATTGAAACCATATACGCCATGTACGAACTAGCAGTCAAGCAACGAGATTATCTGATGGATGAACAACGGGCGCAGGTTGCGGCTATGCGGGGAAGGATGCAATGAAACAAGAAGACATTATTCGCATGGCAAGAGAGGCGGGACTGCACTACTCCGGTAGGTGCACCCTTACAGGTATGGAAAGCCATATTGAACGCTTTGCCGCCCTTGTCGCCTCTGCCGAGCGTGAGGCGTGTGCAAAGGATTTAGATGATGCATCAGAAGCGGCAAAAGATGTTGACCCACAAGGGTTTGTCTGGAGAGCCGTTAAAGATTGTGCTGATGCCATCCGAGCAAGGGGACAAGCATGACTGACCTATTAGTTGACATGACCATTGAGATCTTGTTTGTTGTTGTACTGTCATTTCTGTTTGGTTTTATTTCAGCTTGGGTAAAGGATAAAAATAATGGATGACTGTCCAAACTGTGAGTACCATAGGAAACGAGCACAACTATGGCGCGAGGAAGCTTACAAGCTATCAGGGCATCCGTTGCCTGATTATTTACCCACTGTACGTAACGACGTACTAGAAGAGGTAGCTAAGGAGTTTGAAAAGATGAAGCCATTTGGCGACACCGCCGCATCGTTTGCTGTATTTGTACGGAGCATGAAGCGATGATTAAATACGACGGCTACGACGAAGCGATCATTGGGCCCGCAAGCATTTGGCGTGACAGTACGCAAGTATCTGTATTAGTATATGACGCGGAGAAAATACGGGAAGTCCTTATGCGAGACGGCATGGATGCCGAGGAAGCACGGGAGTTCATTGAGTTCAACATTGAAGGCGGCTACTTAGGAATTGAAACCCCTGTGCTAGTTTGGCCTAACGATATATGGGATGAAGAATGAGTATTGTTTGGTCATTCAGTAGCCTGAAAACATTTCAGCAGTGCCCTAAGAAGTACTACCACACCAAGATAGCCAAGGATATTGTTGAACCCGATACACAGGCAACACTGTATGGAAAGACAGCGCATACTGTAGCCGAGGAATATATTAGGGACGGAACCCCGATCCCTGAACAGTTTGCGTATATGCAAGCTACCTTAGATGTTTTAAAAAGTATCCCGGGGGATAAGTTATGCGAAGTAAAACTTGGGTTGACGAAGAACTTAGAGTCGTGCGACTTCGATGCTCCGGATGTATGGTGGCATGGGGTAGCGGATTTGGTGATTATCAATCGGACGACAGGGACAGCACACTCCATAGACTACAAGACAAGCAAGAGTGCGAGATATGCGGACGTGAAGCAACTCGATCTTGTCGCTTGTGGATTATTCGCCAAGTTTCCGGAGATCAAAAGGGTGAAGTCGGCTCTATTGTTTGTAGTCAGCAAGGAATTCGTGAGGGCGATTCACCACTCGGAGATGATGCCAAAGTACATAGAACCCGCCGCCCGAGACGTAGCAAGAATTGAGGCGGCATTAGACAACGGGGTATGGAACCCCATCCAAGGCCCACTGTGCAAGTTCTGCTCAGTGCGGGAATGTGAATACAACAGGAACTAAAGTATGGCTAACGAGTTCGAAGATAAAGTTGCAGAGGTGAAAGCCAACTACCCCGACCTGACCCAGTTTGGTTTTGGTGGGGAAGGTGAGATTCGCATGGAAGCCGTAAACCTCTGCGCCGAGTGGTTGCTTGAGCATGATGGGCTTGACCGACGCAAGACTATAAACATGGGTTTCAGCAGTTACGCACTAAAGCATGCTGTGGAACGTGACAAGGATACGTATATAGCTAACGGCGAGTTCATTTGCGCGGCTCTAGCACTTGGTTACAAGATGCGGAGACCAAAACACAAAACCGCTAACGCGTTCTTTAACACTAAAAACTTTTTAAGGAACTAATATGACACAAATGCCCAATGACGAAATAGACACAGCCCTGATTCTTGAAAATGAACTTAAACGCAGGGTGCGAGAGGTTGCAATTAAGATTGTGAACGAAGAAGTAGCTAGGCAAATGGGGGTGATTTTTGCCGAGCAGAAAGCTAAAATGATGATGGAGATCAGTATTAGCATCGGGCAGATGTTAAACCTGATACAGAAAGAAGACCGCAAGCCTTTATGGGAAGCTAGCCCCGAAGACTTTGGCTTAACCCGCGAAGAGCTTAACCGCTCACACATAGAAAAGGATACTGACCATGCCCTACGTAAACAAACCCCGACCATATAAAAAAGAATATCAGCAGCAGATTGCTCGTGGTGAAAGCCCAGATCGTTTAGAGCGTCAGCGTGCTAGAGAAGGTATAGATAAAAAGAATGCAGACAAAAACAAAGATGGACGTGCTGACGTCCGCGAAGGAAAAGATGTTGCTCACATCAAAGCACTATCTAAGGGTGGCACAAACGGGAACGGAGTCAAACTTCAAACCCCATCAGCCAATCGCTCGTTCAAACGTGGCTCAAACCACAAAGTCGTATCAGAAATAAGCACCAAGGAACGTAAGAAAAAATGAACCTATCAGAATATACGTGGCCTCGTCCCCCGGGGTTCACGCCGTTCGAACATCAGAAGACAACAGCAGAGTTCCTTACAACAAACCGCAAGGCGTTCTGCTTTAACGAGCAAGGTACAGGTAAGACAGCATCAGTAATTTGGGCAGTCGACTACCTCATGACCCTTGGATTAGTGAAGCGTGTATTAGTGATCTGCCCTCTGTCGATCATGAAGTCGGCTTGGCAGAATGATTTGTTTAAGTTTGCAATACACCGTACCGTATCAGTCGCTTATGGAGCCGCACGTAAGCGCAAAGAGATTGTGAGTCTTGGTGCCGAGTTCGTTGTCATTAACTTTGATGGTGTTGGCATCGTTAAAAAAGAAATTATGGCGGGTGGGTTTGATCTCATCGTAGTAGATGAAGCGTCAGCCTATAAGAATGCGCAGACCGAGCGTTGGAAAGACCTGCGTGACCTAACAAAAGTTATCAAAGGTCTGTGGATGCTGACTGGTACGCCTGCCGCGCAATCGCCTGTGGATGCTTACGGATTGGCAAAGCTTGTGAACCCCAAGGGCGTGTCGCCTTTCTTTGGTCAGTTCCGAGACACAGTGATGATGAAGCTCACTATGTACAAGTGGATACCTAAGCCGACGTCACAACTCATTGTGCATAAAGCACTGCAACCCGCCATTCGGTTTGAGAAAGCCGACTGCCTTGATTTGCCGCCCGTTACATTTGTTGAGCGAGATGCACCATTAACACCGCAGCAGTTAAAGTTCTACAACATACTGAAGAAGCAGATGCTGATTGAGGCCGCTGGTGAAGAGGTATCAGCAGTCAATGCCGCCGTACAAATTAACAAACTCTTGCAAATAGCTGGAGGTGCGGTGTATACGGATACGCACGAAGTAGTTGAGTTCGATGTGAGCAGTAGGCTCAACGTAGTGCAAGAAGTAATTGAAGAGTCAAGCCACAAGGTGCTTGTGTTCGTTCCGTTTACGCATACGATTGAATTACTCGAGAAGCATTTAGTAAAGCACAACATTACATGCGAAGTAATTAACGGCTCGGTCTCTGTAAACAAACGCTCCGATATTGTCAAGCAGTTTCAAGAGCAACCAGAACCAAAAGTATTAATCATTCAACCGAAGGCGGCATCACACGGGTTAACACTAACCGCCGCTAACACAATCATTTGGTATGCTCCATGCACAAGTGTTGAAACGTACTTGCAAGCCAACGCACGTATCGACCGCCCCGGGCAAGTCAACAACATGACTGTGGTACACATCAAGGGTAGCCCTATTGAGGCCAAGATGTACACGATGCTTCAGGGCAACATAAACAACCACCAAAAAGTAATTGATCTGTACAAGCAAGAAATTTCTTCGGAAACTCTTGACAATGTAAAAAGTTAGAGTACACTTGTATTTGTGTGGCAGTGGTGGGTATCGGGTTAGCGCCGATACATGCGCTCCATTGTTGTTAGGACGAAACACTGCTTCATGTGAACTGCTACTGTCACACACTTAACCATTAGGAGAATTAGATGGACGAAGAAGTCAAGGATAGAGTCACCCCCTTAGATTTGGACAAGCTGACCACAATCTATATCAAGATCAGAGACAAGCGTGCCGACAACAAACGCATGTTCGAAGCTGAAGACAACGATCTCAAAGAGCAGATGGAAGTGTTAGAAGCACAGATGCTCGATGTATGCAAAGACATGAATGCTGATAGCATTCGCACCCCACACGGCACAATTATTCGCTCGGTAAAGTCACGGTACTGGACGAATGATTGGGATTCAATGTACGACTTCATAGAGGAGCACGGTGCATTTGGCCTGTTAGAGAAGAGACTTCATCAAACAAACATGAAGGAGTTTTTATCTGAGAATCCCGAAGTTCTACCACTTGGTCTCAATGTGGAGAATTCTTATTCCGTGGTAGTTAGACGTTCAAAGGAAAAATGAAATGAGTAATCTCACAATCATCAACGAAGACTTGCCCGACTTCCTGCAATCAGCAGGTGTCAGCGCACTTACAAAACAACTCGCCGGTAAGACTGGCGTTAAGCGCATTGTGCCCAAAAACGGAATCTTCCGTAAGACGGTTGGTGGTGAAGAGATGGGGAAGGTCAAGGGTAGCCTAGACGTCATCATCGTTAACGCATCCCCTGCTGTGGGTCGTATCTTCTATGCAAAAGCATGGAGTCCCGATGCTGAGCCAACTGCGCCCGACTGCTTCTCTAACGACGGACGCACACCTGATGCCGGAGCCGAGAACCCACAGTCTGAGCGTTGCGACAACTGCCAACAGAACATCAAAGGTTCAGGCATGGGCAACTCTAAGTCTTGCCGGTACTCACGCCGTATTGCTATGGTGTTGAAAGAGGATTTCGGTACTTCACTTGAAGGCGAAGTCTATCAAATGAACTTGGCTTCTAAGTCATTGTTCGGTGAAGGCGCGGGTGAAAACACTCACACCTTTGAAAACTACTCTAAGTACTTGTCCAACAACGGCAAGAGCTTGGACTACGTTGTTACGCAGATCAGCTTCAACGAAGAGAACGACAACCAATCTGTGTTGTTCACGCCGACTGGCTACATTAACAAAGCGCAGTACGCTGTGACTAGCGAAGTAGCTAAGAAGCCTGACGTGCTGAAGATGGTCGTTATGACACCATACCAAGCTGATATGGCGGGCAAGCAAGCTAAGTTAGAAGCACCAGCCCCTAAAGCCGCCGCGCCTAAAGTTGAGTCTCCGATTGAAGAGCCGACTAAGCGTGAAAAGAAAGCTGAACCTAAACCCACAGTTAAGAAAGACCTTGACTCTGTGGTGAAGGCTTGGAGCGACGAGGAGTAAATATGTCCTATGGTTACAGCCAACGCTTAGTTGACTTCATTAAAAACGATAATTCTAAGTCGTTGGATGTGGCTTTAGGAAAGTTCATACTCCGTAACAATATTCCGGTCGCCGAAGTATCAGAAGCTCTAGGGGTAAGTCGAATGACGATTTACAACTGGCTGACCAAAGATACCCACCCCTCAAGAGAAAACGGTGTTCGGATTATTGGATGGATGAGAACCTACAAAAAAGCCCAAAGAAAAGCAAAAGAAAAAAATGTCCCACTTTGATCTACTTAACACAGTACTGCCACCGGAAGGGCGCTACTGTGTGATGGGGATTGGTAAGTATCCTGACCAGAATTTTGTAGATACTAAGGAAGAGGTTGAAGAGCTAGCGCAGCGATTTGTTTCACGAAAGATTGACGTATTCTTTGGATGCGCCAAGTATGGTTCGTTAGATAACCGCACCCATGAAAATGCTAAATACTTCCGTGCTCTGTGGATGGACATTGACTGTGGCCCAACCAAAGGTGTACCCGATAAAAAAGGCATTATCAAAGGCTATCTCGATCAGCAAACCGGACTCGATGAGTTCAAGAAGTTCTGCATTGCGGTCGGCTTACCAAGACCAATACTAGTAAGTTCTGGTTACGGCATACATGCGTACTGGCTACTAGAAGAAACAGTGTCTCGCCGAGAGTGGGAGCCACTAGCCAATCGGCTTCGTGAGTTGTGCGTTGAGCAAGGGTTGATTGTGGACTCCTCAGTATTTGAGGCTTCACGTATCCTGCGCATCCCCGGCACATTTAATTTCAAGCAGGAAGAGCCCAAAGAGGTAACAGTACTAAATGAACTGACGCCTCGCATGACATACCAAGAAGTTAAAGACTTGCTTGGTGCGCCTGAACCAAAGGACGATGTACCCGATTTCATTCCGCGCTCAATGAGCCCGATGATGGAAGCACTCATGGGTAACAAGGTCAAGCGGTTTAAGACGATCATGATGAAGGGTGAAGGTGGGTGCGCCCAACTTAATCACTGCTTTGAAAACCAAAACGACATTGAAGAACCACTGTGGCGCTCCGCTCTTTCTATTGCAGCTTTTTGCGTAGATGGAGACAAGGCCGCACATAAACTGTCGAACAAGCATGAGAGCTACGATGCCGTAGAAGTTGACAACAAAGTTAACAACCTACGTAGTAAAGGTGGCCCACATCACTGCGCGACATTTGCAAAACTCAATCCGCAAGGTTGTGAGGGTTGCATCCATAGAGGCAAAATTAAATCGCCCATCATGCTCGGTGTTGAGATTGAACAAGCCGAAGCAGAAGATAACGAA